ACCAGTCAGCAGAACCGAATCACTACACAGGTGCGATACCAGTCGCAGATGTGCAGCGCAGACTGTTCTCATGGCAGGCAGTCGCTATGCCGATGCACATCACCGCACCAGACGGCACGCAGTACGAAGTGCCGAACCGTCAGGCGATCGTACGCAACGACAACTGGCAGGTGCTCGGCGTACCGTCAAAGGCGTATCAGCCACACCAGTACGACGAATGGCTGCTCACACAGGTAGCGAATCTGCTCGATGACGATCTCAGCATCGGTTCGGCAGGGCTACTCAAAGGCGGTGCAGTCGCATGGGTGCAGGTAGAGATGCCTGAGAACATGAGTGCAGCAGGTGTCGAGTTCCGACCGCACCTACTCGCCACCACTTCGTTCAACGGTGAGATTGCCACGCTTTACAAGCGCACCTGCACGATCGTCGTCTGTGACAACACTCGTGCGCAGGCTCTACGAGAAAGCGGCAGCGAGATCAGAGTGAAGCACACCAGTCAGTCACTGCTGCGTCTTGCAGACGCACGACAGGCTCTTGACATCGTTCACACTATGGGTACGAAGTTCGCAGCCGAGATTGAGCAACTGATGGCGTTCAAATGCAGCGATCGACAGTTCGATCGATTCCTGAGCGTGCTCGCACCAGCAGATGATCGGGAGAGCCAGCAGTCTCAGACTCGTGCGCACAACCTGCGTAACACGCTGCGTCAGATGTGGCAGACCGACATCAGATGCGCACCGTTCAGGGGTACAGCATTTGGTGCGGTGCAGACGGTCAACACTTGGCGGCAGCACATCAAGCCGACTCGTAACGGTCGCAGCATGATCGAACGCACGATGCTGGACACCCTGACAGGCATGACCGAACTAGAAGATCGCAAGGTTCTTGACATGGTGCTGGCGGTGGTGTGATGACTACGGTGCTATCACTGTTCTCAGGTGTCGGCGGCTTTGACTATGGATTAGAGCAGGCTGGCATGACTACTGCGTATCAATGTGAGATCGACGAAAAGTGTCGTAGCGTTCTCGCACGGCACTGGTCTGATGTTCCACGCTGGTCAGACATCACGACGCTTACAGGCGAAGAGATACTTCGTCACTCACCGCAGATTGATGTCGTCGCATGGGGCAGTCCATGTCAAGACTTGTCAATCGCAGGCAAAGGCGCAGGTCTCAACGGCTCACGCTCATCGCTATTTCATGAAGGAATACGCATCATCAACGAGATAAGGAAGGCAACCAATGGAAAGTATCCACGAATCAGTATTTGGGAGAATGTCGCAGGCGCACTCTCATCAAACAAAGGTAGAGACTTTGGGCGAGTGCTCGCAACGCTGGCTGAATCAGGGGCGTGTTTCAGCGAATGGCACACTCTGGATGCGCAGTACTTCGGAATCCCCCACCGACGCAGGCGAGTGTTCGTCATCTCTGTCTATGATTCTGGTGTCGCCGAACGATGTGCCGATCCGCTTCTACCTGTCAGCGAAGGCGTGCAGCGGCGTGCTAAGACGAGCAGAGCGCAGGGGCAAGACACTGCCGAAGCGGTTGCACGATGCCTTGAGCAGGATCGCTTGTTCGACGAATCATCAAATCAACAAACCGTGACACCGATACTGTCCTTTGACACTCAGTTCGGATCAAATGCCAATGTCTTCGCTGATGTCAGTCCGACAGTGAAAGCATCGCAGTCGTCACCATCCGTGCTTGTACCGTCACTGGCTATCCGTCAGCGTGAAGGTAAGGCTGGCGGCGGTAAGGGTCTGCTTATCTCGGAAGAGATGTCACTTACTCTGCTGAACGCCAACGAGCAGATGATTGTTCAACACGACGATGATCATGATGTCCTGCGCCGACTCGTACCGATTGAGACCGAAAGACTGATGGGCTGGCTAGATGACTGGACTCGTTATGCGGCAGATGGTAGCGAGATTTCAGATACACAACGCTTCAAGATGTGTGGCAATGGTGTGGCATCACCAGTCGCACGGTGGATAGGCGAACATCTCATGCCGATACTGAGCGACTCGTGACTATGCTCAGCGGTTCACAGTCAGGGGTACAGGGTGCGAGACAGCGACCTAATCAATGCCATACACTTTCTTTCACGCATCTCAGTCGGTCGGCTCGACGAAGAACTGCTGATTCAGACTGTGGATGCGCTACGCAAAGAACTGGAACGAAGGAAGCATGAGCGACGGCAACGACAGACTGGCTGAGATGATCGAGTGGCAGGCACGCTGCTCTGATGCACAGAACAGCATCGAGCGTCTGCGAGAAGAGCGTGACGCACTGCTCAGCACCATCGTGTCAATGAGACAGAAGGAAGATGCGCTGGTGACACGAGTGACAGAACTTGAAGCAATCGTGCAGCGCATGTCGCAAGAAATAGCCCGACATCGAGCAGACGGCGAACTCTACCCATGATGCTGATTGACTGGCTCGTAATCGGGCTGCTCGCAGCAGCGTTCATCGGCATGATTGCATACGACCGATCACTGTGACCGACACTCACATGTCACCGATTGCAGAGACACTCGTGCGCATGATGACTGCTGGCGAACTCAGATACATAGAGACACGCAACGGAATCGATCACTATCAAATCATCACTAATACAGGGGAAGAACAACATGACAACGAGATGGCAACTGATCAACGGCGACTGCCGAGAACAGATGCGGCTACTACCTGACTGCTTGATAGATGCAATCGTCACCGATCCACCGTATGAACTCGGCTTCATGGGTAAGGCGTGGGATTCGACTGGCATCGCCTATCAGGTAGATGTCTGGCGTGAGTGTCTGCGTGTGTTGAAGCACGGTGGTCATCTGCTCGCCTTCGGTGGTTCTCGCACCTATCACCGTCTGGCGTGCGCCGTGGAAGATGCAGGATTCCAGATTCGTGATCAGATCATGTGGGTGTACGGCTCAGGCTTCCCGAAGTCGCTTGATGTATCAAAGGCGATTGACAAGGCTGCTGGTGCTGATCTGGCAGATTACTGGCAGGGTTGGGGTACTGCGTTGAAGCCTGCGCATGAGCCGATCGTGCTGGCACGCAAGCCGCTTGACGGTACGGTGGCGCAGAATGTGTTGTGGTACGGCACAGGCGCACTCAACATCGACGGGTGCAGAATTGGCACTAGTGGCGGCACATCAGCGACGGGCATCGATCTGACGCATCGTGTGCGTGATGCAAAGCAGGGCTTTCGTCGCAACACAGAGATCACGCAGTTAGATGCTGGTCGCTTCCCTGCGAATCTGATTCATGACGGCAGCGACGAAGTGCTTGAACTGTTCCCTGATAGCAAGGCAGGCAAGCCACGATCTGATCGTGGTACTGGCGGCATCTGGTCAGGTAGCAGCGGTGTTCCTTGTGGTGCTCGGTACGGTCATGAGGGTTCGGCTGCTCGGTTCTTCTACTGTGCGAAAGCCAGCAAGACGGATCGCAACGAAGGCTTAGACGAGTTTCAATCTGTTATTGCTGGTGGTATGCAAGGCAGGCAAGATGGTTCATTGGGGTCAATCACGATGAACAAGAACCACCACCCGACTGTGAAGCCGACGACTCTGATGCGCTACCTGATTCGACTCGTCACACCACCTGACGGTACGGTGCTCGATCCGTTCACAGGGTCAGGCTCAACAGGGAAGGCGGCGATACTGGAAGGGTTCAGGTTCGTAGGCATCGAGCAAGATGCCGACTATGTGCGGATTGCTGACGCTCGTATCAGGTACGCTGAGCAGCATTATGAAGGGTGATCTGGATACTCAGACGGTTGAAATCGGGCAGGTGCGACCGCACCCAAAGAATGTGCGGCAGGGTGACATCGGTGCAATCAGCGAATCATTGAAAGCACACGGTCAGTATCGGGCAATCGTCGTGCAGCGCAGCACAGGTCACATACTTGCAGGGAATCACACATGGAAGGCTGCGAAGGCTCTCGGCTGGAAAGAGATCAGCGCACACTTCATTGACTGCGATGACGACGCTGCGATGCGCATACTGCTTGCAGACAACCGAGCCAACGACTTAGCGACCTACGACGATGCTGCTTTGGCTGCGGTACTCGCAGAACTGAACGCCACCGATCTCGGTCTCGCAGGCACACTGTTCGACGGTGACGCTCTCGACGATCTGATCGCTGACATCGGCAGAGAAGAACAGATAGCCGACGCACCCGACGACGCACCAGCAATCACACAGGTCGGCGACATCTGGCTGCTCGGTGATCACCGTCTGATGTGCGGCGACTCATCACTGACTGAGAACCTAGACAGACTGATGAACGGCAACACCGCAGGCTGCATACTCACCGATCCCCCCTACGGAATCAACCTAGACACCGACTACTCATACCACCCGAACAAAGGAAGAACCTATCGACCAGTCATCAACGACAACAAACCATATGACGCATCAACCGCACGCACCTACTTCTCAGATGTATCCGAACAGTTCTGGTTCGGTGCGAACTACTACCGCCGCACTCTCAGCAGCCAAGACATGGAAGGATCATGGCTGGTCTGGGATAAGCGTGACGAACGCACCGACGCAGTGATGGGATCAGGATTCGAACTGATCTGGTCAGCCGAACCACATAAGCAAGACCTTCTGCGATACGCATGGCACGGCTTCCTATCCAAGAACAACGAAGGACACCAGCGTGTCCACCCAACCGAGAAACCTGTCGCACTACTTACCGAGATACTCAACCGCTGGGCACCCGAACGCTGCATAGTGATCGACCTATTCGCAGGATCAGGCAGCACACTCATCGCCACCCATACGACCAACCGCACCTGCTACACGATCGAACTCGATCAGCACTACTGCGACATCATCTGCGCCAGATACCAGAAGCAGACAGGAAACCTGCCACGACTAGAAGCCACAGGCGAGATACACAACTTCCTACCGTGACCATCCAGCGACCCTGCCTGAACTGCGGCAACCTAACAACACGCACCACCAGATGCGAACACTGCCAACGACACCACGACTCGCTATACGACGCTGACTACCGACGCAAAGCACAACGCATCAGAGAACTCGCAACGCACTGCCACATCTGCGGAGAAGGCGCACGACCCGACGACCCATTCACCGCAGACCACATACGACCACGAGACCGCACCAGCCCACTCGCACCAGCACACAGATCATGCAACACACGCAAGAGCAACCGCACCGACTGGCACCAGCAATGAACAAGCCATGCATCTGCGACCACATCGCCGACCCAACCTGCGACCCAGACGACGACGACACCGACGACTGACCCCACCCCCCCTACCACCCGATGCAGTTTTCCACAGCCCTACCCCCCACCCGACACCTGCGGACTTCCACGCACAGTTCGGCGTATTATCGTGTTTTCTGAGAGAGAGCCAGTGAGAGAGAGACCAGCCGTGATGACGCAGCACAACGCATCTGTGGGGCTGTTTCGTGGGCGGTAAGGGATCGGGCAGGCGACCGAAGCCTGTCGAGCAGAAGCGCAGGCTGGGGAATGTCGGCGGCAGGAAGTTGCCGAGCCAAGCCGAGATCATCGCATTGCCGTCGCTGGCAAGCGACATACCTGAGCCGCATCGACCGTTGGGTGAGCATGGGCTGGCTCTCTGGCGGCGCATCTGGTCGTCTGGTGCTGCGTGGCTGCGACCTGCTCTTGACGGCGATCTGGTGCTGATGGCGTGCGAGATGACTGACGAGCGCAGCGTGCTGCGTCGGATTGTGTTCACTCAGCCTTCGTCGTGGCGTGAGCGTCGTGGTCTGCGTGAGATCGACCGCCAAATCACTAGCCTGCTTTCGCAGATTGGTTTCAGTCCTACCGACCGTGCCACACTAGGGATAGGGGATCACAAGCAGCATGAGTTCGCCAAGATCAGGCAGCGCATCGAAGCGAAGCGTTCTGCTGCCAGCGAGTAAGTGGTCGCCAGCGTTCTACACGCCACGCATCTCGAAACTTACTGACGGCGATGAGATCATCAAGTTCGCTGCCGATCACTTCGTAGTGCTGAAAGGTTTCAGGGCTGGTGAGCCGCTGACATTTACCGCATGGCAGAAGTGGCTGCTGCGATCTCTGTTCGAGCGTGACGAGCAGACTCAGCGTCTGCGGTATCGGCGTGCGCTCATCGGTCTGCCACGCAAGCAAGGCAAGTCGCTGATGCTGTCGGCTGTCGGTGTCTATGGGATGATCACAGGTGAAGCAGGCGCAGAAGTGTATGTGGTCGCTGGCGATAGACAGCAGGCTCGCATCATCTTCGGTGAAGCAAAGCAGCAGGTGCAGATGTCACCTGTGCTGAGTCAAGAGTGCAAGGTGTATCGGGATGCGATTGAGATGCCACGCTTCGGTTCGATTCTTCGTGTGCTGTCATCAGAGTTCAAAGGTCAGGCTGGTCTGAATCCGTCGCTAGTTCTGTTCGACGAGTTATGGAATCAGGCAACACCCGATCTGTATGACCAGATGACGCTCGGCTCAGGTGCTCGTATCGAGCCGCTAGTTGTCTCGATTACGACTGCTGGCTATGACCTAGAAACTGTGGCAGGTCACCTGTATCAGTACGGCAAGCGATGCGCTGCTGGTGAAGTACCTGACAAGTCGTTCGGCTTCTGGTGGTGGGAAGCACCACCCGACTGCGACATAACTGACGAGCAGGCATGGCGTGTCTGTAATCCGAATCTCAACGAAGGTCTGCTTGACATCACTGACATGCGCACAGCCGTGCAGCAAACAGATGAGTCTGCGTTCAGACGCTGGCGACTGAATCAGTGGGTGCGATCGCAAGAGTCTTGGCTGCCTGCTGGTGCGTGGGAACAGTGCAGAGACATACGAGAACTGCGTGTCGATCTGCCTATCTATGTGGGAATCGACATGGCATTGAAGCACGACAGCATCGCAGTCGTAATCGCACAGCCACAGGATGATGTGATCGTCACCCGTGCACACATCTGGAAGCCGCAAGATGAAGGTGTTGATGTGGCTGGTGTTGAAGCACATCTTCGTGCCTTGCATAGCGAGTATCAGGTTCGTGAGTTCGTTTATGACCCTGCTTACTTTCAGCGCAGCGCAGAACATCTTGCTGATGACGGTCTGCCGATGATCGAGTTCCCACAGTCAGCGGCTCGCATGATTCCTGCGTGCGGCAACGCATACGAGATGATTATCAACCGCAAAGTCACTCACGATGGTTCACCGACTTACACGGATCAGGTTCTTTCTGCGGCACAGCGTATGACAGATCAGGGCTGGCGACTCAGTAAGGGCAAGAGCAAACGAAAGATAGATGCGTGCATCGCTCTCGTGATGGCACTCGATCGTGCTACTACACGCACGCAAACCGCATCGCCTGCGCCTAGTATCGTGAACCTATGGGAATGAATCGCAGCGTCTTTAGCACACTTGTAGAATTGGTCGGCATTACTTCGCTGGTAATCGGCATCGGTTTGCTCTCGATTCCTGTTGCATTGATAGTCGGCGGTTCGCTTCTCGTACTGCTCGGTGCTGCTCTCGGCAGGTCTGACTCGTGAGCATTCTGCGCAGACTGATCGAGCAGCGTGCGCTACCGACCAGCATCGACCCCTATCAGATCACCGCACGACCATACTTTCC